GCTGATAACTTCAAAGATGATTTTGAAGGCTTCATTTTGGGCGAATTTTTTTTTGGTTTTTTTAAACTCATTGTTTATCTTTCTCACCACGCTGGGTTCTATGTCAATTAGTGAGCAAATATATTCAAAGTCTTTGCTAAAAAACCATTTTCTTGCTCTTTCGCAAATAACTATGTCGGAATTATTATAATTTGGAGAAGTTCTAAAACTGTTATCTAAAATTGCTCTTGTAATGACTGCACAATAAAGTCGTAAATATGATTTTTCCATGAATTTTTTACGGACTTATTGAGCATGATTTTTTTATAACATTTAGAAGTAAGTATCTAAATTGAACATTCGTTGAACATTAAGATTACAGTATTAAAAAACAATACTAACAGTATTAAAAAACGATACTGACAGTATTAAAAAACAATACTGTAAATAATTATATTGAGCATTGCATATCAGCTTTGTTGTCTAAACATTGCTATTTTCATAGAGTAGTTTGATATAAAGCTAACATGAAAAAAATAATAAAAAAAATATTTAACTCTTGGAACAATATAATGAGTAATTGTGATGATGGTTTAAGAACATACTGTCAAAATGAATACAAAAAGAATGCAGACTTTGTTTTTGATTATGTCAAAAAACATAAAAGGTTTCCTTATTAAATGTGCCACTGAAAGCGAAACAAAGTGGCACTAGGACATATTAAAATGATCACGAAGTAAGTCAAGCGCCTCTTGAAGGTTTAAAAATCGTTTCCCTCTACCAACTGGAATATCATTAATTAATAGATCCCAAATCATTGACTGATGATTTTTTGTTGATTTCATAGCTTCGTTAAATTCTTGTTCTGCGTCAAATCCATTACCAACAAATAATTCTATACCACCAATAACTATATTATCCAGTTTATCCCAATTAAAGGTGATTGATTTTTGTTTAGAACTATAAACAGCAAGTGCTTCTAACTTTTCACCAGCTAAAAAACGAAGGGTATTTATCTTGTGATCTTGCGGACACAGTAAATTTTTAGCATAATACTTTTGAAGGTTAGAATTGAATACTCCGTAAATATGCTTCAATCCCATTTTTAATTCTTTATAATCAGGTAATCTATATAGTTTATTTTCTATCCTAATTATCTCTTGAGCGCCTAAGTCTTTAACCTGAGTAGGTTTAGGACTAGGTTTAGATTTCTTGTGTTTTTTCTTTTTCTTTGCCAAATAATTTCTCTGCTTTGTCGAAGTCTTGTTGACTCATGTTGAATACAGGTCTGCCAATTTTTACAGACATTTCATACCTTGTTTTTAACATATGCAATTCATGTTTTTCATCTTCTTCTTTTCTTGACTCACGAGTTTGAACTTCATTGTATTTTTCGTTATCAATAAATCTTTCTAAAGCGACAGAATATTCGCCATTTTGAGAACAATATTCAGGGTATGTTTGTATTACTAGCTTCTGTTTTTCGTCTGTAAGAGCCTTAAACTTGGAAAAAGACTTAGGTTTTGATGATCTTTGTCTCATTTTAACTGATAAGGAACTCCACACCTGTTCTAGTGCTAGTATATTATTATTATTTTTATCTTTATTTTTATCTTTATCTACGTTGATTGCTTTTTGATTTGACAAAACAGTATCAAATTTTTCTTTTGTTTTTTTTCTTGCTTGACTACGAGTATTAGACAACTCTAATCCTTTAACGTATTCAAGATGTTGCCTACGATTAAAGTATCTATTGTTTTCTATATAAAATTTGTTGTTTAATACCTTTACAAGAGAAGTCATGTTCTCTTCGTTCTTCTCAGGACTTAATTCAAAAGGCAAAACCATTTTTGCCAACTCTCTAATGTCGTTAGGTAATCCCTTACCATGATTATTTTGTGAAAAACATAGTAAGTCTATGTATATACCTCTCTCTGCTAAAGATAAGGTCCTAGTTCCTGTAATGTAGTCGTTGGTAAACAAATACATAGCTGGAAGTTTATCAATCATTTTTGTATCTCCTTAATAACTTGCACTGATCTTTTTTGTGCTGGAATAAAATCAACATATCCTTTTCTTTTAAGGCGATACAAGTAGGTATTGATTGAGTTAGTACCTTTGAGATTAACATGAACTGCTATCTCCCTGTAAGAAGGAGATCTCTTCTCTATTTTTTTGTAGTCCATAATGAACTTCATTATTTTTATTTCTTTTTTTGTAGGAATGTAGTCTGTGGAGATCAATGATCTCTGACAGGTTGGGCAAACATTGTGATTTGTCGTCAAAATAATTAAACTCCCTCAATGTGCTTTCCCAAATGATAGTCTCCATATTGGGAAATTCAATCTTATTTTCCTTGCAAATATTTACGTTTATCTTCCAAAAGTCTAAAACGCAGAATAAAAACCTAAGTTCTTCATATTCAACAGTATCGCTTTCATAAAGAAAATCTTGACAATTTCCCATGTCTCAGAACATACGCAAATATTCGCATTAATGCAATCTATTAAAGTTATTGACACAAAAACGCAATAGTTTAAGTGATAATTATGAATGATAAATTAAGAAAAGTAGCCCAAGAAAAAGGTTTGATTAAAGGAATGGGTGTCCAATTATCAAGATTATCAGGTGTAGATAAATCAACTGTATCTGCTCATCTTACAGGAACAAAAAAATTATCTATGTATCATGCAGAAAAATATGCACAGGGCTTAGAAGTGCCTGTTGTCAAAATTTTAGATGAGTCTGTTATTAAATATCCAATAGTAGGATATGTATCAGATCAAGGTAATGTTCGTATGAGAGCAGAACACGAAACTGATATATGTATAGCAGAAAATGAACTTGTATCTACCGACTGCTTTGCGTTGTATCAACAATTACAAGAAACTATATTTTTTTATAATCCTAAAATATCATGTAAAAATACAGATATAATAAACAGCTATTGTTATATAAAAACAAAACAACAAAATTTTCTAGGATCAATAATCAAAGAAACTAAAAAATATTGTAATGTTTATAATGTTCATGAAGCAAAAATAAAAAAGATTGCCTATGATGTTTGTTATCCAATCATAAGTATTAATTATATTAAACACGCAAACATATATAAAATAAATAATTCTATATAAATATAGAAATATTCGCATTTTTACGAATATTACTTGATTTATACAAATAAATCAGTAATGTCTGATTTATGACGAGTGATAAAGTTCTAAATACAAATATGTTCCTCCTTCCTCCTGATAAAAGGAAAGAACTTGCTTTAAAAGAGCAGAGACTCAAAGAAAGCTGTAGAAACAATCTCAACTCTCCGTTGAAAACAAATCTACAAAAGAGATTGGTTTGGTATCACATACTAAGCACTACTGATCACTCGTCATAATCAGAAAGGAAAGCGATTGTCACATATAGATTATAAAGTGGACGGAAAAAAAGTGCCTAGTGTCACTACCATTCTTGGTAGGTATAAAAATTCTACTGGGTTATTAATATGGAGTAATAAGTTAGGGTTAGAGGGTAAGTCATATCATACAGAATTAAATAAAGCTGGAGACATTGGAACTGACTTTCACGAACTTGCTGAGAAACATATTACTGATGAGTATTACGAACTACCTGACGATCCAGTAGTTCAAGAATGTTTTAATAAATTTAAAGATTGGTGGACTGAGCAAGAGTATGAAGTCACATTTACAGAAAAAAGTTTTTGTTGTCGTAAATATAAATATGGTGGAACTGCGGATCTGTTAGTGAATGGAGATACACTTGTTGATTTTAAAACAAGTAAGCAAGTTTACGATGATCACCTAGTACAACTAGGCGCATACAAATTTATGATTGAAGAGCAAGACGGAATTGAAATCAATAAAGCAATTCTTGCAAGATTTGGAAAAGAGACTGACGATTTTGAAATTAGAAATTTCACAAAGTCTGATCTGAATAAAGGTTTTAGATATTTTAAAGTTTTACGAGAGGCATTTGATCTCGACAAAGAGGTTAGTAAACTAACAAGAAAGGCGAAAAAGAATGACAATATATAGAAAGATATTTGATATCACCCATGAGGTTAAATCTGTATCACAGACAAAGCCAAAAGGTATTCAATATAAAGTCACTAATTGGAATGATGTTAATGATGTTGTTCGTGAACAATTAGCTAAACATAAATTACTTCTTATTCCTAAAGTTATGGATCATACAAAAGAAGGTAATTTAACTACAGTCAAAATGAATTGTGATGTCATAGATGTAGATACCAACGAAAAAATGACTGTTGGTGATTACTACGGATATGGTGTCGATAATTCTGATAAGGGAGTGGGTAAAGCCACAACATACGCATACAAGTATTTAATAATGAAGTTATTTTTACTTGAAGTTGGCGAAGCAGAGGACTCAGAAAACGAAAATCCTGTAGCCACTAAACCAAAACAAGAAAAGAAGGAGCATTCTATATGAGCGAAGTAATAATAAAAGCTACTCTATTTAAGAACGAGTACAAAGAGGAAGGTGACTCTAAACCTGACTATCAAAACAAAACTATTTGTTATCCTGATGATGTTTTACAGGAAGATATAGTTTTAAAAAAAGGACAAGCCTACAGTATTGCTTTGTGGAAAGGTGATAAGGGTAGTTTGTCTGTAAGAATACAAGAGGCATATAAAAAACCTACTGAGACAATTATTGAAGAACCAGCAACCAATGACTTAGACTCTAAGGACATACCTTTTTAATGGTTATGGTAATTATACAATCATTACAGCTATTAGTTTTATTACTAATAGCTTTGATGATCTTTGCGATAGGGGATCAGTTAAATAAAAAATGAGTTTAGCATTTAAGGATTGGGTTATGGAAGAAGAAGATGGGAGTAATTTTTTGAAAAATCATACTAAATTTTTTATGGGTTATTGGGGGTATAAAACTCCTGATGATGTTGATTGCATTATGTGTGGAAATTTTGCCACCGACATTCATCATATAAAAGGTAGAGGCGCAGGGGGTGATAAACATCATTACAAAGATAACGAGTTTAATCTCGCTCCTTTATGCAGAACTTGTCACGAACATACTTCTAACAAAGAGTTCAATGCTAAAGTTCTTTGTGCTTTATTAATAAAAATAATTAGGAAAGTAGAAAACGATGGAAGGATATAGTCCTGAAGTTATTGCTAATGCAAAAGCAGAAGCAGTAAAAAATTATCGTGATGCTAAAAGACAACATGAAAGATCTATAAGAATTAAAGATCATATTTACGACACTAAGTATCTTGAAATCTTACATGGATCTAATGAAAAGATAACTGTTGAAACTGCAAAAACAAAAGCAAGACAACACTCTGACGTACTCACTTGCAATTTAGCCATAGATACAGATAGAGAAAAACTAGACAATGCTTTTGTAGAGTTAGAAAGAATAGAAACAAAGATACAGATGATCCTTGATCAGAACGCATTGAAAAGAACCGAAATGAAATTAGGGAGTATTTTAACATGAAGAATATTGAAGTTAAAAAAACTTGGAATGGAAGAATATCTCTAAGAGATTATGTTGTGGAAACACAAATAAAAAAGAAAGAGCCAATTAGAGTTCTTTATAAATCAGATCAGATGATTTTATCACCTGAACAACTAGAAAAAAGAGACTACATGACTGAATGTACCTCACGATACAGTGGGAAGAAATACAAGCTATATGATTATGTATGGAAGCCACAAGACAATAGACAAGGAGAATTAATATAATGGAAGATAAGCCAATGTATTACAAAGACTTAGCTAAAATTTTTGGAAAACACGAAAGAACTATTCAAAGAGAGATTTATAAGGTAAAGAAGAAAGAACCTAATAATCCGATTTTGAATAATTACATGGGCGACAGTTGGTTCTGTTGGTCTAGTGATATGAAGGAGGTTATTAGTTTATGCTCAAAGTTGAAAAGCGAAAAGACGGAAGAAGTCAATATTACTACATAAAAGGAACGCACAGGTTTGGTGATGAAGTCACTCTGTTTGACGGAAGTGGTGTAAGCACTGGGTGTGTTAAGTTCAAAGACGCACAAAAAGTTCTTAATAAAAAAATTAATGAACTAAATAATCAAGCGCAGAATATTTCCAATCATAACTTTGGTGAAGCTACAGAAGAATTATTAAATGATCCTGTAGAAAAGCCAAGTTATGAGAGGAGTAAATCTTATGAAAAGAATCAGTTATTATTAGGACATATAAAGTTAAAAGATTTTACATTAAATCTTATCAATAGATATGCCTACGAAAGATATCCTACTTTACATGAATGGAAGAATATAAAGTTTGAAGATGTCCCTTTGATGAAGGACGGAGAACATAATCCTTTGAAATTAGATATGTCTGCAAAGTTTCATACTCTTAATACGCATTATATAACACCAGTAGGTAGGGTATTACACTATGCCAATACACATTTAAAATGGTGTCCGTATATTAAAATGAAAAAATTTCCGATACTTAGTTCAGATCAAAGACCTAAGTACAACTTTACTGTTGAAGAAATCAAAAGATGTTTAGATACTGATGCAGATGCACACATAAAATTATTATTTGTATTTTTAATATTTACTGGTGCAAGATTACAAGAAGCCCTGAATGTAGAATGGAAGCATATTGATCTTGAGAATAAGACCATAAGATTAATACAAGGAAAACAAAACGATAGACCTAGAGACGTTCCCATTCATGCTAGTTTGGAAAAATGGCTGTTGAAAATAAATAATAGGGAGAGTTTTTTGTTTGAATGGAGATACCTAGACCAAAGAAAAAAGAACAAGGAGTTTGGTTTGGCTCATAGGTGGAACTATATGTTAGAACAAGCTGGGGTAAGTAGTCTAAAAAAACGTCATGCTTGTAGGCATACTTGGGCTACAAATTTAACTGTTTTTGCAGATGCTACACCACAAGATTTAATGGAAATAGGGGGTTGGAAGGATCACAGATCTGTACTGGTTTACTCTAGGTCTGATAACGAGGACAGGATCAGAGGCAAAATAAATGGGTTGCCTCAATTATAAGGTTAGTATATTTGGAAATTTGGTTGGGGGTGTAGTTCAGTTGGTTAGAACGTCTGCCTGTCACGCAGAAGGTCGAGGGTTCGAGTCCCTTCACTCTCGCCAATTAATTTTAGAATCCTACCATTTTTCTACCACTTAATAAAAAAACGTATAGAATAAAGGATTGACTTTGACCTGTCACTACTTTAAAGACCATAACAAGCGAAAACAAATCGTGATTTTTAGGGATAAATAGTGGTAGGTCAAATCATGCTAGGACATAAAATCCTACCATAAATCTACCACTATTTTAGAGTCAAATACTGTATCTCTTTTACAACACCTTTTGGTATGATCTGTGATCTACCATATTGATCATCTGAATTATCGTGATCCTTGTCACCTGAAATGATTACATAGTCATTAGTTTCTTCCATAAGATAACCTAGTGAGTCGATAATACATAACTTACTATCCAGTAATTCATCTTTAGTTTGCCATGTGGACAGACTGCATTCATTAGTGTCTATCCAAATGACATTGACCATAGGAGGAATGGGCATTATTTTTTCTTCTTTTTCTTTTTCTTCTTAGGGAAACCAGCTTTCATATTCTTATAAGCTTTATCGCTAATAGTGCTGTTTTTCTTTGAACGAGATGTCCCTGCTTTTTTTCGTTTATTAATATTTTCGTAAAGAGACATTATTTTTTAGCCTTTTTTTTAGTTTTTTTCTTAATTTTCTTTTTGTCTTTGTTTAATTGTTTCAATCCTTTTTCAGTATAAGGATATTTTTTTCCCATATATGATGGCATAGTTTACTCCTTTAACAATTCCACGCCCTACGAGACCAATAGTTTGCAGATAGTTTATTGTTCTTACCTTTAATCCCACCTGATCTCGCACAATAAGATTTCTTTCGTGCTGGTGAGTTTTTCTTAATGCTCATGTTAGGATCACCAAAGTTTATCTTTTTAACTTTGTCTCCGTCTTTTACGAACACCTTGAATTTTTTGACATCGCCTTTCATAGGCTTATTTAATGGTACTGTTCTACCCTGATAAGTTGCCATCTAGTTCTACCTTTTCTTGTTTTTCTAATTGTTCTGTAAGTGTTTGATTTTGTGAAGAAGCATATTCAGCTTTTGCTTTCTGTAATGCTATGACATCATCTACTGTAATCTTTAGTTTTTCTTCTCTTAACAATGCGTTTTTATCAGCCCAGTTATCTAATCGTTCATTAAGAAATTTAATGTGTAAATCTTTTTCTTCGATATCTTTTTTAAGATCTCTGTTTTCTTTTTTTGCTTTGCGTAGTAGTGCTTCTACTTCTTTTACTGTACTCATTTTTTACCTAACACCTTACCCATTCCTCTTAAACCAAATGAACTTGCTATTGCTCCATACATGGCAAATTGAAACCACTGTGGAGTTCGTGAGAGGGCATCAAAGCCTCTTTCTGTATAAGGTTGTAATGGTGGAATGAAGCACATACCTATTATAATAATAAACAAAATAGTCCACGCTTCGTCTTTCCAAGAGTCTTTAGAACCTTTGATAGCTTCTAAGTCGTACTCTATCTCACCTTTAATCTGTTTATTTAGTAACTCTGTCTTTGCTTTAATCTCAGTGACTTTCTGTTCAGCTTTCGCCTTCTTAGTATCTACGACACCTTTAACAACTTCACCAGCTACTCCCAGCAAAGGTTTTAATAACATCTGAAACATTATATATTCCTCATGGTTTCTGCTAGTTCATTTGCCCTGTTGGGTGTTTGCTTTGCCCATCTACTGTCGAGCATTTCTGAACTAGCAGATTCATATTCACACTTATTTAAGTGGTATTGAAAGTTTTTAAACTTTAATAATCGTGGCAGTCCTAGTTGAAAAGCCATATTAATAACACAGCCAAAAGCGACAGGATCAATATTTTCTTCTTTCGTGAAA